GGCGTTTGTTTATTAGCAAATGATATATTGCTTCCACAGAATTGGTTGTCAAATTGGGTTATGTTTGCAAAACGTGTGTCAAAAACAGGCATTATTGGCATACATTGCGTTGAAGAGTTGCCGCCATTAGTTGATGGAGTACATAAAACACACGTGCCATTTGGCAATAATTTTATAACAAGGGAATTGATTGACACAATCGGCGGTTACAATGAAGAATACGATCCATACGGAATGCAAGACAGGGATTATGCAGAAAGGGCTATAATTGCGGGGTTTACTAATTACTATATTCCAGATCTAAGAAGCGAACATATAGGACACGATGTCGGGAATGGAACAGAATACAGGGCAATGAAAGACGAAAGCCTACAAAAAGCGCAAGCAGTTTGGGAAAAATACCAACCAATATACCATACAGAAAAAAAACTTAGATGCGAATTTTAGCAATTACAAGTAAGACAAGCGGGGTTGGTTATCATAGGATCATAATGCCAATAGTTAATATGCGTAAAGACTATTGCTTAATGACAGATACAATAAGCGAAGAAACATTTGAAGGCAATTATGATATTGTAGTATTAAATAGAATGCTTGCTAATATAACAACAGAGCAAATGATAGAATGGCGCAAAAAGTACGGGTTTAAATTAGTAGTTGATAATGACGACTATTGGCAACTTGATCCTTCTCATATACTTTACGAACGATATATTTTAAATAACGTAACCCAACAGATTATAGATTGGATTAAGGTAGCCGATCTTTGTACTTGTACGCACGAAAGATTAGCAGAGCAAATATATCAATACAATCAAAATGTAGAAATATTACCGAACGCTATTCCATACGGAGAAGAACAATTCCTTTTAGATAAAAAGCCTTCTGATCTTGTTAGGTTATTTTGGTCAGGATCAGGAACGCACGGAAGAGATATAGAAATATTAAGAAATCCAATGAAGCGAATTAACTTTCCTGTGAGGACAATCATAGCAGGATTTAATGAAGGTGAAAAGCCAATTTGGGACGGAATGATTTGCGCATTTACAAATGGATTAAAACTAAACCCAACAATTTACAATTATAATGCGGTAACTGAATATATGGCAGCTTATTGCGATTCAGATATTTCATTAATACCTTTAGTTAATTCAAAGTTTAATTCAATGAAATCAAATTTAAAAGTGCTTGAAACTGCATCAAAAAGAAATCCTGTTATTGTTAGTAATGTAGATCCATACAAAGGTAATTATCCAGCATGTCACGTTAATAGTCAAAAGGATTGGTATTATTGGATAAAACTTTTGGTAAATGATGAAGCTGCAAGAATTAGTTATGGTCAAGATTTATATGAATATTGTAATAAACACTATAATTTGCATGAAGTAAATAAAAAGAGATTTTCTATTTATAATAAAGTAATAGGAAATGCCAGTAATTAAATGCTCAAATGGAAAATATAGAATAGGAAATGGATCTTGTGTATATCAAACAGAAGAAAAAGCTCAAGAAGCATGGGCAGCAATTAGAGTTGCAATGGCAGATAGTTATAATGACTACCCACAAGCAGCAAGAGTAAATGCGCAAAGGGCAATAAATATAAGAGATCAATATAAAACAAAATGCGGAACACCTGTTGGTTGGGCAAGAGCAAATCAATTAGCTAAAGGAGATAATATTACAAGAGACACTATAGCAAGAATGTCTTCGTTTGAAAGACATAGAGATAATTCTAAAGGTGATCCTAAAAAAGATTGTGGAGCACTTATGTGGTTAGCATGGGGAGGAGACGAAGGAGTTGCATGGGCTAAAAGAAAACTCGATCAAATAGATAATGAAAAAACACGTTAAAATTTATTTAGATCATTTTGGGTATGGAATGGAAGATTTTATACCATGCGAAGTTTGTGGCAAAAAAGCAGTAGACATACATCATATAAATTCAAGAGGAATGGGAGGATCTAAAAATTGTGACACTATAGACAATTTGCAGGCATTATGTAGATACTGTCATACAGTCATGGGTGATACTAAAACACATTACGATTTTTTAAAAGAAAAACACAATAAAGTTTTAAATGGCAAAGATTAATTCAGACAATAGAAAAACAAATTTTGGTAAAAGAAAAAGAGGATCAGCAAAAAAATCTTTTAATAAACATTCTCCTAAAGAAAAATCTTATAGGGGTCAAGGTAGATAATATGGCAAACGAACAAAATTTAAAACCTTTTAAAAAAGGGTTTGATGAAAAAAGAAATATTAATGGTAGACCTCGTAAATATGTATCTAATCTAAAAGATCAAGGATATAAAATGGCGGAGGTTAATGATGCAATACAAGTACTCATGTCAATGACACAAAAAGAATTGACTGAAGTATCTACTAATCCTGATGCAACTGTTCTTGAAATGACTGTATCTAAAGCAATGCTTAAGTCAATGAAAAATGGTAGTTTATATTCATTAGATACATTACTTACAAGATCATTTGGTAAGCCAAAAGAAACAGTTGATACAAATATTAATGGAGAATTAAAAGCAAAGATTGAAGTAGTTGTAACTTCAAGTGCCATTCCATTATCAAATAGAGAAACCGATGTAGATGTTACAAGATAAAATATTTGACACAACAGATGTATTTCAAGCAAATAGAGATGCAAATTTAGACATTGTAGTAAATCAAGGTGGAACCTCTTCGGGTAAAACTTATGCTATTATGCAGAATTTATTTTTACATGCCATAGAAGAACCTAATCAGGTTATAACAACCGTAGGACAGGATATACCAAACTTAAAAGTTGGAGCTCTTAGAGATGCTGAAAACATTGTAGATTCAAGCGAGTTGTTACAACAATACATAAGTAGTTATAACAAGACAGATCGTATATTTCATTTTTTTAATGGATCTGTACTTGAATTTAAAAGTTATGATGATTGGCAAGATGCCAAATCTGGTAAGCGTGATTATTTATTTATGAATGAGGCTAATGGTATACCTAAGCCAATATGGGATGAATTATATTTTAGAACAAAAAAGAAAAGTTATCTTGATTATAATCCAAATACTGAATTTTGGGTGCACTCGGATTTAATAGGAAAAGATAATGTACAATTAATTATTTCAGATCATAGACATAATACTTTTTTAGATCAAAAAATACATGATAAGATCGAAGCAATAGAAGATCCAGAACTTTGGAAAGTTTATGCAAGAGGATTAACTGGTAAATTAGAAGGAGTAATTTTTAGAGACTACAATGTAATTTCAAATGTGAGTATTGATGCTAAACTTATTGGATATGGTTTGGACTTTGGATATACAAATGATCCTACTGCATTAATTGCAATGTATAATCAAAATGGAGAATTAGTTTTAGATGAGTTAATTTACGAAAAAAGATTATTAAATGTTGATATTAGTAACAGATTAAGAGAATTAAATATTGGTGGAACTATTATTGCTGACTCTGCTGAGCCAAAATCAATTGCAGAATTACAATCATATGGTTGGATGGTAGAACCTGCAAAAAAAGGTCAAGATAGTATTAGACAGTCAATTAATACCTTAAAAAGGTATAAGATCAATGTGACACAAAGCAGTCATAATCTTAAAAAGGAGTTAAATAACTTTAAATGGAAGCAAAACAAAGATGGAAAGTTAGAGAATGTACCTGTAGACTTCTTAAACCATGCTATTGATGCCACAAGGTATGTATGTCTTAATCTATTAGACAATGTGTCACAAGGTAAGTACAGTTTTATATAACTAATTGATTTTCAATAGATTATCATTTATTTTAATATTTCTTGAAAAAAAGCTTGTAAAAATGAGCAAGATATGCAAGAAATGCTTAAATTAGCTATATAAACAAACAAACTACCATGAAAACTACAAACACAATTATTTGCACAAAAACTAACAGTTTATTTCAAACAGTGCAAGGAAGAAAAGCAACATTAAAAAGAGAATTCTTTTATAATGGTGAATCTTATTTAAAAGGAATTTGGGAAGACACAAATGAAAAATTTGAGTTGCCTTCTTATTTTTTTAATAATTAAAATTTACTAATATGAATCGTTTGAAAACCCCTCGACAAAAACAGTTAGAGCATTACGAGAAAATGAATGAAATTTATAAAAAAGACAGTCTTGACTTTAAGTGGTTTTTTATTATTATTATTTCGGCATTATTATTAACGGCAGTAATTGAAAATCTATGAGTAACATTTTAAAAGATGCTCATAAAATTGTCTATGAGCGAACTGAAGAGAAGGCAAGACAATATGGTCCATTTGTAGAAGGCATGCAACGTGCTGCACATATTTTAAATGGAATGACAGGATTAAATGTTGATGCAACTGTAATGTACAAAGCAATGATTGCTTTAAAATTATCTCGTGAGTCTTATAATCATAAAGAAGATAATTTATTAGATGCAGTAGCATACATGTCCTCAATGAACGATTTTTTAAACCAAAAACAATAAAAAAATGGAACAGATCACAGTTGGAACACAAGTACAGTTTGAATCTTTTGCTAAGCCAAAAAAAACAGTAAATGGTGAAGTAATTAAGATTTTTACAAGTAAAAAAGACAATAAAGAATATTGTCAAGTAAAAGTAAATGGCAAACTAATTTCTAAACAATTGAGCAAAGTCATTGTACAACAAGAAGTACAACAAGCTCAATAAAAAACCTACCTATGAAAAAATATAACACTACAGACTTAGATCCTGTATCTACATTTGAAAGGCATGTATTTCACAGAGATCAATTTGCTCATTATCTTAGATGGTCACATATTGTTAAAGAAGCTAAGATCGGCGAGACAGTAGTTGATTTTGGTTGTGGTAAAGGCAATATGTTAGAGGTATTTTATAGAAACAAATTTAAATGCAAAAGATATGTTGGAATAGACATACGTAAGCATACAATTGAATTAGCAAAAGAAAAGTTTGCTGCTGTAGAATGGGCAGAGTTTTATGCAGATGATTTAATTGTGCCTACATTAGACTACAAACAATATCAAGCAGACAAAGTATGTTCATTTGAAGTAGCAGAGCACGTAGGCAAACAAAACATAGAAGCATTTCTTACTAACATGAGAGACTGTGGAAATGAAAATGCAACATATTACATAAGTACTCCTAATCATGATGAGCAAGTAGGAGCCGCAGGTAATCATACTTACGATTCTGGAGACGGAAGAGGAGTTGCAATACATGAATTTAACCACTTTGAGTTACAAGCACACATTGAAAAGTTTTTTACTATTGAAAAGAAATTTGGAACGTTTGCTTCAATTACTCATTATAAGCATTTGCTTAATGATTGGCAAATACAAATGTTTGAAGCGCTTAAATGTTATTATGACAGTAACATGTTAAGTGTAATCATGGCACCATTTTTTCCAGAACAATCTCGCAATACTTTGTGGGTATTAAAACGCAAATAATATGGAACTAAAAAACGAATTTGCTCCAATAAGACATTGGGCAGAAAACAGAGGACTATATGAAAAAGGCGACGTCAAGACACAATATATTAAATTGCAAGAAGAATGTGGAGAGTTAGCTAATGCTATTTTAAAAGATAACAGAGCAGAATTTATTGACGCTATTGGAGACATTGTTGTTGTGTTAACTAATCTTACTGAATTAAGCGGATTTAAAATAGAATGTAAAGGCGACATACAAAGTATAAGAAGTATTACGATCGAAGATTGTATTAATTCAGCTTATACAGTAATTAAAAACAGATCTGGATCTATGCAAAATGGTACATTTATAAAAGATGCAAAATAGAAATTTATTCTATATGAACTTGGCTCTTGAAGTAGCTAAAGCTTCTTACTGTCAAAGAAAGCAAGTAGGAGCATTAATCGTACAAGGAGAAAATGTCATTGCAATTGGTTATAATGGTACAATAAGCGGTTTTCCAAATGTCTGTGAACTACAAGACGGAACTACCAGACCTGACGTCCTACATGCAGAGTCAAACGCAATAGCAAAATGTGCTAAATCATCTAACAGTTCAGACGGGGCGACTTTGTATGTAACTTTGTCGCCCTGCTTTGAATGTGCCAAGATCATAATACAATCTGGAATAAAAGATGTATATTACTTAGAAGAGTATCGTAATATCGATGGTTTAAACCTACTAAACAAATCAAAAATCTATGTTCAGCAAATCATATTATAATGCAGAATTTGCATTTGAAAATCTATTTGACACAATAATGTCTGTAGGAGAAGAGAGAAATGGCACTAAGACACTTCACAACGTATTAATAGAATTACAATCACCAGGAGACAATAATATAAAGACACCATGGAGAAAATGGAATAAAACCTATGCTCAATATGAATTTGATTGGTATATGTCTGGAAATCCTAATGCGGTAGAAATATCTAAAAAAGCAAAGATATGGGCAAGCATGATGGACGCAAATGGTAATGTAAATTCTAACTACGGTTATCAATGGCAAAGAAATGATCAACTAACTAAGGTAATAGATATGCTTAGAAATGATCCTCTGACACGTAGAGCAAGCATATCACTGTATGATGGTAAAGAATTAGATCTATATACAAACGACACAATCTGCACATATGCAATAAACTTTTACATAGACAGAAATAACAGTTTAAGCATGCAAGTAATGATGAGATCTAACGATCTTGTATTTGGATTTTGTAATGATCAATATTGCTTTAGTGAATTACAACACATAGTTGCAAATGCCTTAAAATTACCTGTAGGAAAATACCATCACTATGTCTGCAATATGCACATATACGAAAGACATTATGATCTAAAGAAATAACCATGTCAGGTAAATATCCTTATTTTAAACAAAACAATAAAACTATGCCAGATATAGCAATGTGTAAAGGAATAGATTGCCCATTTAAACTGCAATGCTACAGATTTACAGCTAAACCAAGTGAATACCAAACGTATTTTTTAGATCCACCAGTTAAGAACGGAAAATGTGATTACTATTGGGGAGAAAATGCTGCAAAAATTATTAATTTACCTAAAATTCCTGTGAAATAACTATGAAAAACTACTACGAACTAAAACAAACAACACTTGACAAGTTAGAAATTGAAGGACTTATTGAGAGGATCAAGAAACTTGAAAAAGAATTAGGACTTAAAGAATTAGAAATCAGACAGTTAAATAATAAACTTAGACAAACTGTTGAACAAGATTAATTAAATATCAATTATATTTATTAAATTACATTCATAAACTACTACCATGATAACTAATTTTGAACACATTACAAGAGAATTAACAGATGAAGAGTGCAAGTTAGTTCCAATCCTGATTAAAGGATTTAGCACTAAAAGAAAAGAAACTGCAGTAAAAGCCCCTGAAATTGTTGAGGCAATTAATAATCAAGCAGATAAGTTTGGATTAAAAAACAAATTTAGTGAAGTTAGATTAAGAAAAATAGTTAATTTTATACGATCAGAAGGTATTCTTCCCCTAATGGCAACATCAAATGGTTACTACTGCACGGACGATCGAGAAGAAATTAGATCACAGATCGACAGTCTTACTCAACGTGCAGAAGCAATCATGGTGTCAGCAAATGGTTTAAAAAAGTATCTATAATGGTAAAACTGTTACTTAAATATATAAAAAAGTAAACCTATAGATTTACAAAATCAATTATTATGCAAACAAGAATGACATGGGACAAACTTACTTTATGGCAATATCAACAGATGATGCCAATTCTAACAGATCCTAACAAAGATTGGACAAAGTTAGATCAAGAAGTAAAACTATTGTGTATAATTACAGGATTAACAGAACATCAATTAGATAGTTTAGATTTGGTAACATTAAAAGAATTAAGATCTGAATTAGATTTCTTAAATGAAGAAATAAAAGGCAAACCAGTTGATTTTATTATCGTAAATGGTAAAAAATACAGATGTGTTTATGAAATTAAATACATGCCAGCAGCAAGATATATTGAAAGCAAGGTTTTCTCTAAGAAAACTTTAGAAAACTTACATAAGATTGCGGCATCAATGGTTATACCACAAAAGAAGAATTGGTTAGGCAAATGGGTTGATGACATATATGATGCAAGTAAGCATGAGATGTATGCCATGGATATGCAAGAAGCAAATTATGTGCATGTCTACCATTCGCTTGTTTTTTTTTATCAAGTTTACAGAAATTGGATCGAAGTTTCTCAGGATTATATGGTAAAGGAGATGATGGAGGCGGGGATGAAGATGGAGGAAGCGAAACAAATAGTCAATCTTTTATGTCAATCTATGGATGGCACTACACCTGCTATCTTATTGCCGCACAAGAAAATATTAGAATTGAGGAAGTCTTTGAAATGAAAACAATAGAGTTTTTAAATAAAATGGCATACATGAAAGCTAAAAACGCTTATGAGAGAGAAGAAGCAAAGCGATTAAGATAGTTTGTAGGTTTATTGGTAGTAAACGATTCCCCTGGTATTTCAATACTGGGGGTTTTTTTATGCTGGTATTTAAGATCTATTTTTCTATTTAATTACATGAGTGAAGCAAAAGCGCAAGCCAAGTTACTTAAAGAACAATTTTTAAAAACAGTTGGAGATCAATTTAACTTGATAGATCCTACTGAATTTCCTGTTGCTGAGCAATTGTTAATTTATTACGGAAAACTTTTTAATGATACAGTACAAAAAAATCTTGATAAATCAGGATCTATTGCATCTGGTAAAATTGGAGATCTTGCTGTACCTAAGATCACAAAGTTTGGTACAGATTATGAGATGATGCTTGGTTATGATAAAGATAATCCTGCTTCTGTTTACTATAAATATGTAAACAAAGGGGTAAAAGGTGTTGGAGGAGTAAATCAAAAACCAAAAAGAGTTGCTTCTGACAGTCCATATGCATACAAAACACCATACCCAAATAAAAAGATGGCAACATCAATTTTGCAATGGTATAAGTTAGGTAAAGCAAAAACAAGTTCAGAAACACAGACTAAAAAGCTAAGTAAGACACAAAGAAAAAGTAAAAAATTAAAACAAGTAGTAAATAAAGCAGATTCACTTAAGACTTTAGCATATGCAACTGCATCTGCAATTAAGAGAGACGGTTTAAAAACTACTTCATATTTTGATAATGCTATTAAAAAGGTATTTGATAAAGGATTTTTTGAAAGCATGGCAATAGCTTTAGGTGGTGATGTTCAAATTCAAATTAGACAAATAGGTAATAAAATAGAAAACAATGGCTATAACAATAAATAGTGTTCCAGCTACTTATCCATCAATGCATGATGATTTGTGGTTTGTCGCTTCTTCTACTAATGTAGGAGTAACAAACTTTAAATTTGTGTATGATGTTTACATTAATAGTTCTCAAGTAAGTAGAAACAAAATATTTCCTTCACCAAGTGCTGAAGGTTCTTATGGAGTATTTAATGCATCACCAATGGTAAGAGCATATGTGACAAATTATTTTGAACCATCTGGATCTACTGTTTTAATGGCATCAAATGATAAGATCAAAGTTGATTATCAAGTAAGAATAGGAGAAGAGGTTAGTGGTGCAGTAGTTGCAAACTTGGCAAGCGGATCTTATTCAGCTTATAACTATTATCCACCTTTATTTGGTGATATATTTACAGAGAATGGCGAAGTACCATTGGTACTGTCAAACTATTATGATAATTTATTAATTGAAAACTATACAGATGACTGGTTAAGCGATCGTGATCAAAACGATATTACAATTGAATATGGAGATCAATTCTTTATTACATTTTTAAAAATCACTGCAGGATCTTATAATTTATGGGTACAACCAACAAATGAAAATGGAACTGTTGGAACTGCTGTAAGTGGTGGAATTACAATGACTGGACAATTTAATTTCTTTAATTTTCAAGCTGCTGCTATTAATACATGGGCTGGAAGTGAAATTATTACACAATCAACTTATGGATATAATGTTTACATTACACTTGGAGCTGCTGTTACAAGAGTTTTAAAATTTAAACAAGTATGCAATCCAAAATATAGACAATACAATCTACATTTTTTAAATAGACTTGGTGGATATGATTCAATGGCATTTAGATTAGTAAATAAAAGAAAGAGTGAGTTTCAAAGATCGTCTTATAGACGTAATCCTTATCAATTATCTAATGGTCAAATGACTAACATAGATAGTTATAACAAGTACAATGAAACAACTTATAATTTTGCAATTCAGCATACTGATTATTACAATTTAACATCTGATTGGATTAACGATCAAGATTACGCATGGCTTGCACAATTAGTTGCATCTCCTATTGTTTATATGGAAGTTCAAGGAGCATTTTTTCCAATAACTATTAGAAATAATAATTATCAATATAAGTATCAAATATCAGATGGCTTATTTAATTTTGATTTAGAAGTTGAAGTTGGTAAATATTTAAACAGTCAATTTAGATAATGATAAGCACAGAAATTTATATTGAAGATCAATTAATAGATCTATTAAAAGATATAGGTACAGATTTTACTTATACTATTGATGATGTAAAAGAGTTTGGATCAAAAAATACATCATTTAGTAGAACTATTTCAATACCTGCTACTGCAAAAAATAATAAGATCTTAGGTTTTGCTTTTGATATTACTATGTCAAATGAGCACAATATAGATCTACCAAATGTAAATACAAACTTTACTCCATCTCAAGCTGCTAAATGCGAAGTTTATATTGATAAGATTCAGATTTTTAAAGGTGTTATTCGTATTTTAGAAATAGTATCTAATAACAATACAACAGAATATCAATGTGCGGTGTTTGGTGAATTAGGTGGTTTTATTACTGAGTTAGGCAATAAGCGTTTAGAAGATTTAGATTTTAGCGAGTATAATCATACTTGGAATGTAACTACAATTGAAAATAGTTGGAATACAATAAATGGGTCAGGTTATTATTACCCATTAATCGATTACGGTAATGTTTCGAGTAATAAAGACGATTTTAGTGTTTCAGCTTTTAGACCTTCGTTATATGTTAAGGAATATATTGAAAAAATATTTGAAGATACTACATACAGTTTAAATTGTGACTTTTTTAATACAGACTTTTTTAAAAAGCTTATTATACCAAATAACAGTCAAGGAATTCAAGGTACAAATGATAGATTTATTTTAGGTACGATTGCAGCAACAAAAACAATTTTAAATAGTAATACTCCAACAGCAAGAAATGCAAATTTGTCTTTTGATTCTACGACTTTACTTAACTTTACAGAAAATGCAGGAAAAAGTATATTTACTTATACTGATGTTACAAAGACAATTAATGCATTGGCTACAATAACAGGCATTTATCAAACTGATGCTGCGTCATCTATTACTGCAACTTTATATGTTGGAGGTGTTGCAGTTCAAACATTGACACAAAATACATTTTCAGCAAACAATCCTTTTACTTTTAATATTAATTTTACAGGTCAAATATTAAATACAAATCAAGTTAGTATTGAATTAAGTGTACCTGTAACTGCAAATACTTATATTGTTAATGTATCAAGTGCAAACTTTACATTTACTCAATTAGCAGCACAGTTAACAACAGTCGCTTACAATGGTACTGTTTCAATCAATTCTAACTTACCAAAAGGAATATTTCAAAAAGACTTTTTTTTATCAGTATGTAAAATGTTTAATTTATATGTTTATCAAGATAATATAAATGAAAAGCAAATAAATATTGCTCCATATATTGATTTTTATTCTGATGCAGTAACTAATTCATTAGATTGGTCACAAAAAGTAGATACAAATTCAACTTGGTCTATAAAGCCAATGTCACAATTAAATGCACGTTATTATGCATATAAATATACTGATGATTCAGACTACTTTAATGAAAACTACAAAAAGAAATACGTTCAATCATATGGTGATTTTTTATATGATTCTGAATTTGATTACATAAAAGATACTGCGTCTACAAATATAATTTTTGCACCAACTATATTAACGCAACCAACTTCGCACGGACACCTTGATAAATATTTTTCGGCTATTTATAAATTATCTAATTATAATACACAAGAAGATCCAATGGATTCTGTAATTCGTATTTTAATGGCTAAAAAATTAAACATTGCGCACCAATGGCATATTAAAAGTGGAATTAATGGCGCAGGTACTAATTTAGCTTCATTAAATACTTACGGATATGCGGGACACTTGGACGACCCGACAAACCCAACAGTTGACTTAAACTTTGGCGCACCAAAGGAATTGCAATTTCCTGCGACAACATACCCGACAAATAATTTATTTAATACATATCATAAACCATATATTTTAGAAATTACAGATATTGAAAGTAAATTATTAACTTGTAGAGTATATTTAAATACATTAGATATTTATAATTTGGATTTTAGTAAGTACATATGGATTAATGGTGTACTATTTAGATTGAATAAAGTAGAATCTTATGATCCTACAGCATATAGGACAACTATGGTTAATTTATTAAAAGTAATAAACACAAATTAATGGCAGAAGAAGTAATTGGTATAAAAATAACCACAGACGCAGCAAATGCAACCGCTGAAGTACAAAAATTAGACAAAGCATTTTCAGATACAGATACATCTGTAAAAAGTTTAAGAACACAACTTAAAGAGGCTCAAGCACAGGTTGGTTTAATGGCTGATAAGTTTGGAGCAACATCTAAAGAAGCGGTTAATGCTGCTAAAAAAGCCGCAGATCTTAAAGATCGTATTGGTGATGCAAAAGCATTGACTGACGCATTTAATCCTGATGCAAAGTTTAAGGCAGTTGCTTCTTCATTAGCAGGTGTTGCTGGTGGATTTAGTGCACTTCAAGGTGCAATGGCTTTATTTGGAAATGAAAACAAAGATGTAGAGAAAGCATTGTTAAAGGTAAATGCTGCAATGGCGTTGTCTCAAGGTTTACAGGCTGTTGGTGAAAGCGTGGATTCATTTAGACAATTAGGTGCAGTAATTAAAAGTACAACAGTATTTCAAGAATTAAATAATGCTGCAACAAAAACAGCTACATTTGTACAAAAGGCATTTGGCATAGCAACTGTTGAAACAAGTCAAGGATTTAAAGTTTTAAAAGGCGCTATTGTTGCAACAGGAATTGGCGCATTGGTTGTTGCTTTGGGTTTAGTAATAAATAACTTTGATGCAATTTCAGATTGGATAAAGAAAAGTCCACTTGGCGCATTAGCAAAAGGCGTAGGTGGATTAGTAGAACAATTTACAGATTTTATTGGTGTAACAAGCGAAGCAGAACGTAATTTAAATAAATTATCAGTTGCTAATAAACGTGCAAATGAAGATATTGAAAACAGGATTAAAGTATTAAAAGCTCAAGGTGGATCTGAAGATGAGATTTACAAATTAGGACAAAAAAGAGTTGAAAACGAATTAAGTACTTTACGTGAAAGTTTAAAAACAAAAGGTAAATTAACAGAAGAAGAAAATAAACAGTTTAGAGATTTAAAAACTGAGCAATTAGTTTTAACTGCTGATTATAATAAAAAGACTTCTGATGCTGCAGCAAAGGCAAATGAAGAAAGTAAAAAGAAACGCGATGAAGCAAATAAGCAAGCTATTGAAGATAAGAAGACAGCTGATAAAATGCTTATTGATTTACAGAATGAAAAAGCATTAGCTGAAATTACTTCTGAAGATGACAAAGCAAAGAAACAAGCAGAGATAAATTATAATGCACGTGTAGCAGAAATCGATGCTTTAAAAGTTGATGTAAAAACAAAGAACGAATTAAAAAAAGCAACTGAAGAAGCTTATCAATTAGAAGTAAAAGACATTGACGATAAGATAAAAGAAAAACGTGCTGAAAACGATAAAAAGTTTGAAGAAGAATTACAAACAACATTATCAGAAGCAAGAATAGCTAAATACAAAGAAGGTAAAGAAAAAGAAGTTGCGGCATTAGACGAGGCTTTAGTTGCTGATACAAAAAAAATCTTAGACAATGCAGATTATACAGAAATTCAGAAAAAAGTACTAATTGCTGCATTAAAAGAAAAGCATGGTGCTGAACTTGGAGAAATAGATGCTAAATATGTAAAAGAAGCAGATGACAAAGAGCAAGCACGTTTAGATTCTATTGTAAATAATGAAAACCTTTCATATGCAGCAAGGAAGCAAGGCGTTGATGATGCATTAGCTTTAAATAAAAAATTATTTGCAGAAGGTAAAATTGACAGTGTAGCATATACTAAAACTGAAAAAGAATTAGCTGATGCAAGAGTTGAAATTGGTAAAAAAGAAGCATCTGCAAGAGCTGAAAATGCACAAAAAATTAGTTCAACATTAAAAAATGCTGCTAAAGCAATTGGTGAACATACTGTCGCTGGTAAAGCTGCTGCAATAGCTGCTGTTACAATTGATACTTATATGTCAGCAACATCTGCATTTAAGTCTTTAGCTGGAATTCCAATTGTTGGTCCTGTATTAGGTGCGGTTGCTGCAGCTGCTGCTATTGTTGCAGGATTAAAGAATGTAAAAGCAATCTTAGCAGTTAAAACACCTGATGTACCTGCTGGAAGTTCTGAACCTGGATTTGTTGACATACCAAGTCCTGGTGCACCTGCAACTGGCGGTGCTATGCCATCTTTAGGTGGTGGTGCGACTCCTAATTTAGGTGGTGGAGGAGGAGGAACTGGTAATGGTGGAGGTGGTAATGGAAATACAATAAGAGCTTATGTTGTTGAACGTGATATTACTAATTCTCAAAGTAGACAAGAAGAAATTCAAAACAGAGCAAGATTTGAATAAATGATAATTAATTTAAAAAAAACTATATAATATTATGAATTTAGAATTACCAGTATACATGTTGGATATTACTGATGATGTAAATGATGAATCACAAGTTGATTACATCGCATTAGTAGATCGTCCAGCAATTCAAAAAAATTGGAATGCTTTTAATAACAGTCAAAAATTTGAAATTGTTTCTGAAGACAGGCGTATTATTTCTGGTCCTATTATGTTGGCTGATACTCCTATCTTCCGTAGTGATAGCCAGTTTGGTGATTATTATGTTGCTTTCAGTAAAGAGACTATTATTAAAATTGCTCAAAAGTTTTTTAAAAAAGGTTTTCAAAGCAATGTAAACTTAATGCATAACAGCAAACAAACGTTTGAAGGTGTTACATTATTTGAAAGTTTTATTTCAGATCAAGATCGTGGTATTATGCCAATGAAAGGATTTGAAGATGCTCCATGGGGATCTTGGTTTGGATCTATGATTGTAGATAATGAAGAAGCATGGGCAAAAGTTAAAAGTGGTGATATTATGGGCTTTTCAGTTGAAGGTCTTTTTAACTATAAACCAAGAGAAGTTAACAAAGTTGCTTCTATGGTAGATGAGATTAAAAGGATTTTATCTGAAGTTAAGTGATAAACATTTGATTTAATAACTATATAAAACAAAAAGTATGAACGCACAGGAAGCAATTTTAAAAATTAAGGCATTGTTTGAAGACAATGTTGCACCTGTTGAGGAAGTTAAAGCTGAAGAAACTAAGGTTGAAGAAACTAAGGTTGAGATGGCTGAATATTCTTTAATGGACGGTACTAAAGTTGAAATTTCAGCTTTAGAAATTGGTGGTACTGTACTTTTAGCTGATGGTACTCCTGCACCTGCTGGAGAACATCAATTAATGGATGGTACACAGATTCAATTAGACGAGAATGGTATTATTGTTGAAATTTCTTCTAATACAGAAGATGTAACATCTGAACCAGACACTGAAGTTGAAGCTAAAAAAGAAGAAGATAAAAAAATGCAAGAAATGCAAGAACAATTTGAAGCTAAAATAGCTCAACTTGAAGAAGCAAAAATTGCATCAAACAAAAAAGTTGAAGAATTAGAATCTAAGGTTAAGCAAGGATTTGCACAAGTAGCTGAATTAATAGAAGCACTTTCAAAAACTCCGGCTACTGATCCAATTCGTAAACCTAATTCTTTTGAATCCTTTGCAACATCTAAGGATATGAAAGAAACAAGATTAGAAAAATATAGACAAGCATTATTAAACAATTAAAATTAAATAACAATGGCATTTGACGTATCAACATTAGCCGCTTACACAGAACAAAATGAAGCCTTATTGGTAACTGATTCTGTATTAGGCGCAAAGACTGCTTCTTTAATTAAGAGTGCAGGCAACGTTATGGTAGGAGTGAAATCTTCTGAAACCATAAATATCATGGACACAGACGCAGTCTTCCAAGCAGGTGGATCTTGCGGATTTACTGCATCTGGTTCAACAACTTTTACTCAAAGAACAGTAACAGTTGGAAAAATTAAAGTAAACGAAGCGCTTTGTCCAAAAGACTTAGAAGCTAAGTATTTACAAAAAGCATTACCAACAGGATCAATGTATGATTCTATTCCTTTTGAGCAAGAATTTGCTGAGAAAAAAGCTAAGACTATTGCTGCTCAATTAGAAACTGCTTTATGGCAAGGTGATACTGATTCAGTAAACGTTAACTTAAACAAGTTTGACGGATTAGTAAAATTAATCGGTGCTGCAACAGGACCAGTAGCTGCAAATAGTGCAACTTATATTGCAACTGCGCCTATTAGTGCTGCAACAGGTATCGTAGCAAGTAACGTAATTTCAATTTTTGATGGCGTTTACAAAGCTATTGATGCAAAGGTAGTAGCTTATGATGATATGACTATTTTCTGCGGTATGGATTCTTTTAGAACTTACACTATTGCATTAAAGAATGCTAATATGTTTAACTATTCTTTTGATGGTAAATCTGATAGCGAATTTGTATTGCCAGGTACTCCTATTAAAGTTGTTGCTTTACAAGGTTTAAACGGAACAAATAAAATTTACGCTTCAAGATTAAGCAACTTGTTCTTAGGAACAGATTTGTTAAACGAAG